ACTATAAAAAGAAAGATTTCAAATCTGCTCTTATCGATTATGAGCGGGACTTTGCGAAACGCCCCGACCTTCTGCAAGGGGTTGGTCGCAAACCGCCACGGCAGGTCACAAACACCGACGAGATTCGAGCCGTGTTCAACAAGACAGCCCAAAACATGTTGGGGCGCAAACTCCCCGACAATGTTGCGGAACAGTTCGTTCGCACCATCCAAACCCAGCAGGCCACATTCCAGCAACAGTTGGCTACCCAGTCAGGCGGGACTCTCATGCAACCGGCAGATGTCGGGTTGTCTGCGGAGAAGCAGATTGAGGAACGTTTCCAAGAAGAACTGCGGGTGCAGAACGCTGCGACGTTTGCGGGTACTATGGACCAAATGATTAAAGGTTTGGCACAATGAGCGATACAGGACCGGCACTTGACCCCCGTGAACAGATGCTTGTTTCCCAAGCAGATAAAACAGCCCAAGAAAAATCTTCTCGGGATGCTGCGGCTCGGCAAAAAAAGGAGGCTGAAGCCGCCAAAAAAGCCGAGACAGAGAAACGCCGGAAGGCTCGCCAAACCGCCCAGCAGGAACGCCAAGCCGCCAAAACCGCTCGATGGGAACAAACCTTCCAAACCCAATATCCGCAGTATGCGTGGATGTTCACCGAGTTGGACCGCACCAAATATGCTGACGTATTCAACCTTTTCAACAAGGCTGTAGACCCGAAGACAGGTTACACGGCGGACCGTTTCCAAACAGAGTTCGCAGCGACATCCTGGTACCGTGAAATCCAGTCGTCCAACAAGATTCAAGAAATCCGTGACACAGTTGGGACACTCGACTGGGACGCTGGGAGCCTCTCCAAGTTTGTGACCCGTGCAGTCGGCCAAGGCTGGTCCGGCGACCAACTCGGGCAGGAAGCCTATAAAGAGATTTTTGCTAAAGGACTCAACAACCAGTACATCAACCAAAAAGCGGTTGAACAGATTCGCAAAACCGCACCGTATCTGCGTTACCAAAACGCCGCTAAATCGTATTTTACGACACTCCCCGAAGACAAGATTCAACGTGTCCTCACCGGGGCTTTGACTGAGGAAGACGTTCTTGCCAGTCTGCGTGAATCAACAAAACTGAAATACAGCCATCTGTCGGCGGCTATCGACGCCGGTCAAACCTTGGAAGATTTGTCTGCTGACTACAAGAAGACTGCGGCAGGATTGTTGGAACGCAGGAACGCAACGAAAACGACATTGACATGACCAGCCCCGATTTTGAGGTTGCGCTCGCCTACACGGATGGTTCCACTAAGCGCATGTTGACAACCGGCGAATGGGCAAAACTGTTGAGAACAGACAAAAGGTATGGTTGGGAACGTACCGAGCAGGCCCGTGAAATCGGGTCACGCATCGCCACCAATATTGTTCAGCAGTTCCAGAGAGGATTCTGATGGCCGCCGCACGACGCCGAGTAACACAACCATCCCCAAGCACCGGTGTCACCGATGTCAACTGGGATATGCTCCCAGCAGATGTTGTGGCACAGGTCACAGGACAGCCTGTTGCACAACCAATAAACCCTGCCCTGCCCCCTGTAGAACCGTCTTTTGAACCAACCACCCCCGCCCCAGGCGACCAAAACCTGCCTGCTGCTATCACCGACCCAAACGACACCCTCACCAACCGCATCCTCACCGGCCTTCGTGGGTTCGGTATCGGGGACGCCACCTTCGCATCCGAGATAGCGACAGCGATAGCGGACGGTCGGCTCAACGAAAACTCGGGCAGTTTCCTAGACGATGTTGGTGTGGTCCTCTCCGAATCCACCTACCTCAAAACCCGCTTCCCAGCGAACGTCACCCGCAAACAAGCAGGTCTACAACCGTTGCCACTCTCCGAAATCCTAGGGCTGGAGAACGGCTACATCACCGCTATGCAAGCTGCGAACCTGCCCGCAGGTTTCTACGACGACCCCCAAACAGATTTGCAGAACCTCATCGCCCGCAACGTATCGGTCGCTGAAGTCCAGCGTCGAATCAACCAAGGCTATTCAGCGGTACGCAACGCCGACCCCGAGATTCGTCGCCAGTTCAAAGAACTGTACGGGGTGGACGACGGCACTCTTGCAGCCTACTTTTTGGACCCTGTACGGATGGAAGCCCAACTCACCAGCCAAATGGAATCCGCCCAGCTCGCCGCTGAAGCCCGCCGTGTCGCAGACATGCAACTCACCACAGCCCAGGCTGAAGCGTTGCAACAGGCAGGAATCTCCACCGCTGCAGCCCGTGAAGGGTTCGGCGCTATCAGCGAACAGCAAGGACTGTTCCAAGGACAGATGGCCGGTGAGCAGGCGATTAGCACCGAGGAACAGATTGCGGGCACATTCGGCACATCTGCTGCGGCAGCGCAACGCATCGCCCAACGCCGACGCCAACGCCAAGCCGCATTCGAAACCGGTGGCGGATTCTCCCAAGTCAACCAGTACGGCATCTCAGGTTTGGGAACCGCCGCACAATAACCACGGTAAGTGGTTGACAAAACACAGACGTTCCATTACTGTAACTTTCTGAGGCCGAGTGCCGGAACCCACGGGTAGCCCCCGTAACCGTGGCGTACATATCGGGGTGTAACCAACAAAGCAGCCACCCGAGTCCTCCGCTTGGGTGTGGGCAGAAACGGAGAGTGCCATATGTCAAATTTCGAGGATTTCGATTCGGAAGACGACGACCAGCAAACTGAAACCAACCCCATGCGGGCGAGGATGAAGCAACTGGAGAAAGAGAACCGTGAATACAAGAAGGTTCTAGCCGAAACACAGCAGGCTGCTAAAGAGCTTGCTTTCGTGAAAGCCGGAATCAACTTGGATAACCCGATGGCAAAATATTTTGTCAAAGGCTACGACGGTGAACTCACCCCGGAAGCAATCAGAGCAGCTGGCGAAGAAGCACAGTTGATTACACCCCAAACAACGGTGATGGACAGCGACAGGCAAGGCTGGCAGACAACCAACAGGATTGCTGCCGGAAGCGAAACCGCCCCACCGCCCCCGTCTTGGGCTGCTCGAATCAACGAAGCTAACTCCGAATCGGAACTTATTGCGATTTTTGCAGAGGCACAAGCACAAGGATTAGACCTCAACAACCTCTGAATAGGAGAACACCCCAATGGCTGATTATTACGCAGCAGAAACCGGCACCGCAAACCTCTCAACCGACCAGATTGCGTTTGAGAAACTTGCGTACTTCGCCCTTCGCCCCGAAATGTACTACGACCAGTTCGCAGACGTTCAGGCAACCAACGCCACCAACCCTGGCGCATCCATCAAGTTCACCATTTTCGCAGACCTTGCTGAAGCCACCACCGAACTCGGTGAGGCTGAGGATGTCACCCCTGTCGCCATGAGCGACTCGCAGGTGACGGTCACCCTGCGTGAATACGGTAACGCTACGGTCACCACCGCCAAGCTCCGTGCCTCGTCGTTCCTGCCGGTTGACCCGGTGGCTGCGAACGCTGTCGGATACAACGCCGGTATCTCGATTGACTCGATTTGCCGCAACGTGCTTCAGGCCGGTGACAACGTGATTTACGCTACGGGCGGTGCAACCGACCCGTCGAGCCGTACCACAATCAACACCGACGACCTGTTGGTGGCGAACGATGTTCGTCGTGTTGTGGCCCAGCTCCGTGGCGCAAACGTCCCCACCCTCGGCGGTTCGTACGTCGGCTTCATCCACCCGGATGTGTCCTACGACTTCCGTAGCAACACCGACGCCGCCGCATGGCGTACCCCGGCGAACTACGTCAACCCCGAAGGCATCTACAACGGTGAAATCGGAATGTTTGAAGGAGTCCGCTTCATGGAGTCGTCCCGTGCCCCGAAGTTTGTGGACGCATCCAACAACTCCGGTTCGTCCGGCACGATTGACGTCTACGGCACCCTCATCATGGGCCGTCAGGCTCTTGCCAAGGGCGTGTCGCTCGGCGGCGAGTACGGCGCACAGCCGACCATCGTGTACGGCACCGTCACCGACTTGCTGAAGCGTTTCCGCCCGGTTGGTTGGAAGCACTTCGTCGGCTACGGCGTGTTCCGTCAGGAAGCCCTGCGCCGCATCGAGTCGGCATCCAGCATCGGCACCAACGCCTAGTCCTACCGACAAGGAAGCATTGCCCTCTCCGACTTGCGTCGGAGGGGGCTTTTGCTTTATGGTGCCATCGGACGTTGTTGGAGAACTACGGTCCAACTGGTAATAAAAACCCCTCGTCACTTACTGTTTCGGGGGGTTTTTGTTATTATCTGCACATGGCTGTTTTTCGCCCACCCACAGACCCTTTCGTAACTTTTGATGATGGTTCGGGGGAAGGCATTTTTTCGTATTTGAACGGCTGGCCTCGGGGCCGGAACGTGTTCAAAATGACGGACGGCTCGTTTCAGGAATCGGAACCGAGCGACCCTTCAACTATCGCCCACACCTACCACGGCGGGCATATCCATGAGTTGACCGCCCAAGAGGAAGCGGACCTTATCGCCGCGGGCTACGGCGACTACATTGAGTGACACGCAGAAACGTAGGGGTTTGACAATATGAAACACGCAGAAGTGCATCCCAGCCTTGACGTTGACGGCTGTTTCGGGTGCAAGGTGGCTGGTGTCCGTATGGGGTTCAACACGACAACCACCCGTGGGGCGAAGGTTGCTGAGGTAAACCAGCGGGAGAAAGGCTGGGGGAAAGACATGCCAGCCTATAAACGTCTCCGCCAGCAAGGGTTGCAACCGAGACAGATAGATGGTTCGGCGCTGTTGGAGTCCCGAGCTACTGAACGGTGGCAGATAGAGGGCGCACCGGTAGCAACCCCGACACCGGTCGAATGAACCACCAAAACTGGGTCGGGCACAACGACCCGAAACTTGGCTACGGTTCGATGCTGGACGGTTTCAAAACCGCTGCACCGAAAACGGTTGTGTTTACAGACAAGGCTTCTGTGTCGGTGCATATGCAGGTGCCGGAAGCGGTGAAAGGGTGGTGGCGTGACGCCCACCGAGTCCTGTTTACGATGTGGGAAACAGACACGATGCCGGACCGGTTCAAACCGTGGCTCAACCAGTTTGACCAAATCCTTGTCCCATGCGAAGACAATGTTGAACTGTTCAGCCCGTACCATCCGGTTGTCCGCCATGTCCCGTTGGGGGTGGACACAAAGTTTTGGTGCGCCCAACCGAAACAACCAGGGCCGTATCGGTTCCATGCTGGGGGGTCTTTGTGGAAGCGTAAAGGCTTAGATGTGGTTGTGCAAGCGTTCAAAAACCTGCGGTTGGCTGACGCCGAACTACATATCAAAGCGGCACCCCACGCATTTGACGCCCCGACAGGCCGGCTGGGGGACAACATTTTTGTGAACCGGAACTGGATGACCCGCACCGAACAACGGGACTGGTACGCCCAAGCTGACTGTTTTGTAGCCCCAGCCCGAGGCGAAGGGTTCGGGTTGATGCCTCTCCAAGCTATCTCTATGGGCATCCCCACTATCGTTTCGGCTAGCACCGGTCAGAAACAGTTTGCGCATCTAGCTACAGGTGTGGTCGGGTGCAGAAAATCTAGGGCAGAAACTTGCGGTCACTGGGATGAACCTAGCCTTGCCGAGTTGGAGGAACAGATGATGCGCCACTACACGGACCGGCTAACGGTGCCGAGCGGGGTTCAACAGTTTTCGTGGACGGCTTCAACCAAGAAACTTGTCGCAGCGGTACCTAAAGGCGACGTTTTGGACACCGACGAGTGGGTGTTGCCGGAGGTGGATGTCCGGGTGAAAGCGTTGCGGACCGTGAATGCGACTGTCGGGAAAGAAACGTATCGGTTCAAAACGGGGGAGGAAGGCAAAGTTCCGCTCGGGGTTTTTGAAGTATTATCAGGGTCAGGAGCTTTGGAGGTTCTATGACTATCGAATATCGGGGCGAAAAGTTCGCCGGTTACAACAAGCCGAAACGGACACCGAACGCCAACAAATCTCATGCTGTCTTAGCCAAGGAGGGCAGCAAGGTGAAGTTGATTCGTTTCGGTCAGCAGGGTGTGTCTGGTTCCCCGAAGAAGGCTGGGGAATCTGAGGCGTACCGGAAGC